TACTAACGAATTCTCCCAGAACGCAATCGTTGCTGTTGGATCTCGTCAGTATGGTCCCCGTTTATTCGTTATCAAGGATCCACTACCTTGGAACATGGGATACTTGTACAGCTTTACATTGGTTTCTGACAATCCAATGATTGACTTTATAAGTCCTACCTTCCTGCAAGTTGGTATCGAACTTGAACTGGTCGATGCAGCCATTGGTGAATTTGATCAAAATCTTCTGGGTCTTCCTCGTTTGGGTGAGCAAATCACCATGTTCGAATCTCTTGGTTCAGCCTATGGTTATGAGCACAAGATTACAGAATGGGCTGATGACAGGACTATGAGAGATGCTTCTGGCAAACCTCTGGACATCCTTGTTTATGCTCCACAACGCAGGAACCAATTGCCTTTGACACGTAACGATGTCAAATGGGAACCGTTTATCGAGTTCTGGATGCGTAAATCCATGCTTGAGCTGAAAGTTAAACGTATGATCTGGGCAAAACCAGGTACAGTTAAAACTGGTGGTTCCAAGCAAGAAGTGAAACGTACATCTGCTGGTGTATACCACAGGATGCGTAACAATGGAAACCTGGTTCAGTACAACCGTGGTGAATTCTCTGCAAACCTTATCCGTTCCGTATTTGGTGATCTCTTCTACAGAAGGGTTGACGTAAAAGACCGTAGGGTCAAAATGTACACCAATGAGGCTGGGTTTGACGTATTCCAACAAGCTTTGAAGACTGATGCTCTCAACAGCGGTCTGACCTTCATGGCTGATTCTGGAAATCGCTACATGCAGGGCGAAGGACAGCATATCACCTACAACTTTGCATTCGATGCAATGGTTACTCGTGAGACTGGCCGTGTTGAACTGATCCACCTGAAAGAACTTGACTTGCCACAAAGCAACCTTGAGTTTGGACAGAACAAGAAATCTACGCCTGTATTCATGGTATTTGATGTTTCTCCTATGAGCGATGGCTCTATGATCAACAACATCCGTGAGGTCAGGCTGAAAGGTGCTCCTTCAATGACCTGGGGTTATATCGATGGTACTCGTCACCACTTAGGATTTGCAAAATCCCAAGGCATGAGTTCAGCGAACAAGTTCCCAGGATATGAACTCTGGATGAAAGACCGTTGTGATGTATTCATTGAAGACCTGTCTCGCACAGTCTTGATTGAAGAGATCCCACAGTTCTAATATACATTCCGTTTCTTTACATGCCTTCACTGACAGAGGTCTCCCAGCAATGGGAGATCTCTCGAAGGAAGAGATAACAAGGTCGAAAGATGCTTAGAGGTTCGTTCCTCATATCTCACTGAAAACCAACACAAATAAATAACTACATCATGGGCAAGATAGGCAAGATCTCAGTGATCAGGAGAGATTATAACAGCTCTCAAATACAAACTATGCAAGGTGGACTTGCACAAAAAGGTATGACAAGAGTACCTGGAACAGGAGTCTTCAAATATCCTTACAAGGAGTTAAATGGTGCATATAGGACAGGACTTGATCCTGAGGCTGTATACATCAAACGAATACTCGATCCTTTGGAAAGAGAATTGGAGACAGAACGTGTAAGGGCGTTGAGGAGTAAACTTGAGGAAGCATTAGGTGGTATTGACCTTGGACCTCGTTCAACCTTCTGGAACTACGGACTTTCAACTTCCAGCGATGATCATATGCATGTACAGCCTGCAAAGTTGATGGATGGTGATAATCTTTACGACCTTTCCATACCTTTTCAAGAACTGGCATTCTCCTGGCTGCGTGTTCATCCTACCATTGCTTCAAGCCTTCAGGCATGGGAGCGTGGTGAATTTCCTGCAGACACACAATTTTACGTTGCTGACGATGAGATCGAAAATGCAGTGATCTACAAGAAGAAACAACTGATCAACAAGGCTATTGCCAAGTTTGACAGCATGACTCCTGAAAAGAAACGCAAGGTAGCAAGACTGCTTGGGCTTCCAGTTACAGAAGAATCAAAAGAAGAAGTGGTGTACAACCTGGTTGATAACACACTGAAACAGACTGAATTCAAATCTGGTAAATACCAAGGACTCTCCACCATTGAAGTTTTCTCTCGATTCGCTGATATGCAGGAAGACTTGCTCCATGTGAAAGATTTGGTGAAGCAGGCAATTGCACATTCCATCTACAGAGTGAAGGCTAATCAGCACATCTTCGAAGGGGAATATGAGATTGCAAAAGATGAGGACGAGTTGGTGAAGTTCCTCATTGATGAAGATCACCAGGACGATTTGTTAATTTTGGAGAGCAAATTGAAAACTAAGAAAATAGCTTCAGTATGATACCAGTAGATAGTTTATTATATAAGATCGACCAGAAACTAAATAAGCTATCTACCAATGAGCATCAACAGATTCAGCTCGAAGATAAAATCTTGGCTTTAAACGAAGCTCAATTAAAGTTGATAAAACAGAAGATGGATGGCACACCAACTGCTTCTGGTCTTGGAATGGACGCTTTTAAAAAGCGTTACGAAGACTTGCAAAGGTTGGTGGAGATGTATGAAGATCATAAGCTTCCATTGACATTAACAAATTCTGAACTAAATAAGTGGACAGCATCCCTGGCAGGACTCACGCCAGCCTACATGTTCTATGCAGATAGTTACATACTGGCTGACAAAGGGAGATGCAAGAACAGGATCGTCTGGATCAACCAGGACTTGACAAAACATGGTGACATATCTCTTCTTTTGAGAAATGATCATTACAAGCCCTCCTTTGAATACCAGGAGACCTTCAACTTCATCTCTTCTGATGAGATCTCGATATTCACAGACGGAACATTCACGCCCAAAGATCTGTATCTCTCCTATATAAGATATCCTCAGTATATCGATAAAGCAGGATACGTTAAGCTTGACGGGCAGCCTTCTGTTGATCAGGACTGTGAACTGAATGAATATCTGGAGGACGAGCTTCTGGATCTCACAGTTCAAAACCTGGCAATGTATACTGAGAATGCATCTGCTGTCCAAAGTGCTCAGTTCAGAATACAAACAAACGAATAAATGTTCTCTATATATTCACTTTTAAAAATTAAGCAAAATGGCTGATTTTTCTTTGACTACTCTGTTTGTAGTTCCAGTGGGGCAAACAACACTCCCTAGTGCTGGTTCTACTCAAGATCTTACCGCTGGTCAGGTAGGTATCTTTCTTAATGACTACTCTGTAGCTACTGATGTTAACATCGCTGCAGTTCCTTATTTCTATATTGCCCAAGGTAGGACTAACACCTATCTGCAAGGTAGTAAACGTTCTGACAAGATTAAAGGGTGTGTTGCTGGTTCTCCATGCAATTCGAATGTTGTCGAATGGTATAAGGTAGGAGGCTGTCCTACTCCTGTAAATCAGATCACTGACGTGACTGGTTGGAATGTAAAATGTGGTGACATTGTCACCTTGACATTGAGGGCTTTCTCAAGCTATCTCAACACTCTGTATTTCAATGGTTTTACCCGTTCAGTTACTGTTCAGGCTCCCTGTTGTGACTGTGGTGGCGATCCTTGTGACACTGTCGATGAAGATGGTTTGATCGACGCATTGATTGCAAAATTGACTGCTGAAGCTCCTGACTTCAATGGTGGAGGTACAACTGGAACAAACCCAGACAACATCACCCTGAACGACTTCTACACATTCCAGCGTGTAGGCACTGGTGCAACTGCTGTTCTTCGTATCGAAGGTAAACCTTTGACCAAATACGGTCAGCCTTGTGATGTTGCTGCCTTCCCATTTGAATATGACAGGATGTGGTTCCGTACATTCGTGTACAGTGGCCCAGCTACCACTGCAGACTTCATCGTTGATGATAACTGTAACATTGTTGCTGAATCTTTTGTTATCCAACGTGCATCATATGCCACTGGTACTTATGAAGAAATCGCTCAGCTTGAGAAGAACTACTACAGCTACCAGGCTGGTTACTTGAAGCATCTGTACAGGATTGCTGGTTACAATGCCAACTTCGAAAGCTATGCAGTTTCAGGCCAGGTTTATGACACCTACTATATCAAGTTCAATGATATGGACAAGTCTGCTCAAACCTGGGGTGACTACGTCAAAGAAGACAGCATGGTGATCATCGCTGCTATTGCTGGTGGAGCATTCGCTACAGCCCTTGAGACTGTACTGGAAGCTGCTCTTGGAGCTGTTGATGTTGATAATCTCTGTGTTACCACCACAACCACGACTTCTACAACTGGTTTAACCACAACCACAACTACAACTACAACCTTGATTCCGTAAGGAATAGTTAGATTGATAAACCTATGCCAGAGGGTACGAGAGGATCTCTCAAATCCTCTGGCATATTTATTTTAAACACATGGCAACTCCCGTACTTGATATACTCGTAATTCCAACGTACAATACAAAAACATTAGGGATAGCTGACGCATCTGTCTATCTGGTTCCTCCTTTGATGACATCTCCTACGATAGAGATAACTGTTCCAGGGTTTGGAGTGGTTTCTTTGGCTTTTAACATGAACGATTTCAATGTGTATTCATCAAGCACATTGGGGATTACTGCTGTAGGAGATCCCACTGTACCTCTTCCTGATGGTGTATACTATCTGAAATATGAAGCGTTGTACAACCTTGTGACATGGTATAGTGTAGAAAAATCAATTATGCGTGTAGACCAGCTTCAGGAGAAGTTTGATTCTGCATTCATGAAGCTTGACATGATGGAATGTGACAAGGCAATCAAGACCCAGGCTAAGGTTGATCTTAGCACAATTTATTTCTTCATTCAGGGGGCCGTGGCTGCTGCAAATAACTGTGCAGTAATTGAAGCTGAGAAATTGTATGCTACAGCAAACAAGATGCTCAATCGCTTCGTTTCAAACAACTGTGGCTGTTCTGGAAATAATTACGTTTAAACCACAATGATATGGCAAATTGTAAAAAATGTGGAGCAAAAGTTGGCTGTGGCTGTCAGTTGAAGAACGGTCTTTGTACAGCCTGTGCATCACAAGTTAAAAAATAAATTATGTTAACACCCAGACTTACAAATTGTATAGCGTGTGTTGATATCCCAACTCTGTTGGCTGATATCAATTGCAAACTCTTTGAGTTGGGGAAGAAATTATACAACAACACTGTGTTTTCTCTAAACCAACCTATTGATCCAAATGTAATGTATGATCTCCTGAACTATCAGAGGATTCTGACATACAAATACTGCAATTCAGAATATGCTGGTTGCTACACTGTAGAAATGATCGCTAGTAAAGTCAAACTTCTAATATTCAAATAAATGAGCTGTTCAAATTGTTTCAATGGCTGTGGCCAGATCACCTCTGACCAGTGCGTTAAATATACAGGGCTTTCAATTCCAGCGTTGGGAATTACTAATGGTGACCCTCTGTCAAAAGTAGAGGAACAATTAACTACATATCTTGTGTCTGTATTGGATGGAACAGGAATCTATCCAACATTCGATGCAGAAATTATATGTCCGTTGATTGCTGATCTTCTTGCTGAATATCCCAATCCTAATTTAGTAGATGTATTGTCTGTCCTAATCAGGGCTGCCTGTAATCTGCAGGCACAAATTACAGTTGTTGCAGACAAAGTGAATGTCATCGAAGCTGATTACACTGTAAACTGTCTCGCTGGAGTTATTGCTTCCTCAGGAACACACGACATACTTCAGGCAGTCATCGACAACCTCTGTACTTTGAACACCAGTGTAGGGGCTCTGGCCTTGAATCTTGCTACAAACTATTCCAGTAATGGAGCTCAGTTGGATGCATACATTGCCAATTACCTGGCAACTCATACAACCAGTACAACAAAGATGTCAAACAAAATGGTTCCCTATGTGGCTTATCCATTCTTTGGTGATCTCACGGGGAAATTTGGAGCCAATGGAGTTGGTATCATTGGTACTGACTGGGAGAATATATATCTCTGCAATGGTTACAATGGCCTTACTCCTGACATGAGGGGAAGGATGCCTATAGGTGACACCGACATGATGGGATCTTTCCCAGCAGATGCTGCTGTTTTGCCTGGAGGATTCAATCCTACATATACAGCAACTCCTGGATCATGGACGAAATCTGGTGCCAATAGCGTCACTCTTACAGCAGCTCAGGTTCCTAATCATACACACTCTGCAACAGCTACTGCAAGTCAGGTTGGTCACTTTCACTACGAATTCAACACTGATGTTCCAGAAGGATCAGGTGCTCCTGGTGTAAGTGGATTGAACTATGCTACTGCTAATCTTGAGGTTGCTGATAACCTGTCATATAGAATTAAAGGAACTTTTACAGTGGCTACTTTAGGAAAGACCAGTACGGTCACTCCTGCCATCACTGTAGATAGTGTAACTGTAGTTGCAACTGCTGGAGGTGGTGGAGCACATGCAAATAATCAGCCTGCAATAGCTTGTTATTATATAATGTACATTCCTTAAGAAATGGAATACGTTTATCGAGGTGGATTTATGGTTCCTAAAACAGAATGCAGCCCTGGTGGTTGTGGTTGTGGAAATTGCGAAGCTCAGCCAATTCAGTCAGATAACATGTCTTACACTGGCCCAAATCTTCCATGTACAGGAATACGTACATGTGAGAATTTTACAGAGGCCATGAAAAAGATAGATCTGGCAATTTGCGAATTAAAGGTTGCTCTTTACAATCTTACAAGCACAACTACCACAATGATTCCTACATAAAATAAACTGAAATGGTTGTAAATGTAAAGCTCACAAGTGCAGGGGTTGACACAGGCCCTACTTTTAACGTTTATAGTTCTCCAGATGATTCTGCATGGACACTTGTAGCAACGGGTGTGGCGAAAGCTTTTCTTACAGATCCTGCTGGAGTAGATTACACTGTAGCAGAAGGTACAGCGTACATGAAGATTCAATCTATAGGAACATGTACAAATTTCATAGTGCTTACAGTTGAAGGAACTACAACTTCCACTACAACTACTACCACTACGACATCGACCACCACAACCACTACCACCTCTACAACATCAACAACAACAACCTCTACAACCACCACTCCTATTCCAAGTGGTACAGTGTATTTCAATTTCTACAACAATGCTACAACCAGCACTGCCTGGATGCAGCCTGCCAGTGTAGATGGTAATCAATTATGGTTTGGAGCTGATGTTGGCAAAGGACTTTCTAAGAGTGTGACTTGGATATTGACAGATGGAAGTCATTCATTTGTAGAAGGATTGGTTACAAGTTACAGTGATGATGGTATATTTAAGATATACAGGAATGGATCTCTTGTTTACAGCTCTCTTGTAAATGGTAATCAGATTAAGAGTACGACTATTACAAGTGCTGTTGGTGATACGTATGATGTATATCTTGAAGATGTAGCTGCGATAACCACTACTACTACCACTACAGCTACACCAACCACAACAACAACAACAACAACAACAAGTACATCAACTTCTACAACAAGTACATCAACTTCTACAACAAGTACATCAACTTCTACAACAAGTACATCAACTTCTACAACAAGTACATCAACTTCTACAACAAGTACATCAACT